ACTTTTTGCCCCATCGCCAAAAAACTCACTGTCAACTCAGCAGACGCTTCAGCTGATTTGCCCATAGCTTTTGTCATAAAATCTATCATATTTGTTGATTCTTTAGTTGAGACGCCCATTTTGCTAAGTGTTACTGTTGTTTTCGTCAACAATCGATTGATTTTTTTATTTTCTATGCTAAAGTCACTAAAATTATTTATTAAATCTTTATATGCTTCACTAACTTCTTTCGAAGAAGCACCCATCATAGCTACATCAGATGATGTTACTTTCAATGAAGCACTCATGTCTCCCAATCCACCAGTGGATCTTTCTAGATCTTTTGAGAGTTTATCAAAAGAGAGTGCCAGCATTAAGACTTTGCCAACAATTGCAAAAGCAGCCAAAACTACAGCTATTCCAACCAATGCTACTCCGATTGCAACCCCAGATGCAGCGACACCTTGCATGGACGACCCAAGTTTGACCATACCTTTTCCCAATTTGCTATTGGGGCCCATCTTCCCACCAACTTCCGTCAGATTGTCGCCCATTTTTAGAATACCCTTTCGCGCCTTACTAGCCTTCCGAAGCCCATCTCCGATTTTTCCAATTGGAATTCCTAGTTTCTCTAAAGGCTTGAATGCTTTCTCTATAGCGCCACCGATACTAGAATACAGCTCTTCCTGAGCAGCTATTAGCTTATTGGCTTCAATAAGATTTTTAATATGTTCTAGGTCAATGTCGCCTACTTTATCTTTGAGTTTCCTAATTTCCTCTTCATATTGCAATTTCTTTTCGCTTGTATCCATAACCGTGCTGGCGAGAGACTTTTCCAACTCGATTATATCTTTATACATTTTTTCTTGTTTTGCGAGGTCTTGCTCTGCTGCTGCGGCAGCTCGCTGGTTTGCTATGTTCTGTTCGGCATCGGCAATTTGCTTCAAGAGCGCAGCTTGATTTGCAAGTAGAGAATTTGCTTCTTGCAAGCCTTTCGCATCTCTTTGTAGTGCAGAGTAATTAGCATCCCTGGTTAGGTCTGTTGGATTAGTAGACATAAGTATTCCTCCGTTAAACTAAATAGTTTTTCTAGAAAAATGCTGATTTTATTTTCAACATCATCATTTTGACTTATTTGCTGCAGCTTCTTTTTCATACTCCTTTATTGTTCTGTCTAGGAACCAATTCCGTAGACCAATAGGGAGACTATACATTTCACTCATTGACCAACCACCGTAGTGCTTAAGAATAAAAAAAGACTCGTAAACCTGTTCCATATACTCAGGATTCAGGCCAAAAAAAGTCTGTCCCGAATGGAACAGCGACTACCTCCTTGTGGTCGCAATGCCTACATTGAAACTCTTGCTTCATTACGATGTCAGAACTTATTGCATCATGGCATTTTCGAATATATCTTGAGTCTTGAGCTACCATATTATCAACAACATAGTAAATTGTGCTCTCATCGGAATATCCGTTAAAGTCGACTACAAATTTTTTCATTTGTTTTGTAATGAGGTTTTTGTCTCTATCTTTAGATTTTTCTGATGCGATCATCTCTAATTCATCTTGTCCAGTTAGGGCTCTAATCCTAGCCACCACTTTAGATGCGGGCAGTGTTACCGTGAATGTCCCATCGTCCATATCTATAATGGATTCTCCATCAGCTGATGTAGTATATGTTTCATAATCTGTTAGATCGAATATTGCTTTTGAGGTCTCATTGCATGCAGGGCATTGAAGTTTTGTTTCATACTTCTCTCCATATGCAGCAGCACGAGCATAAATCATGATAGCATTCCTATCTCCCAGATATAGGGATCTAGCATCAATTGACTTGTTTGTGACCAAGTTTTGAATTAACTTGTCAATCGCAAGACCTTTTCTAAGTAGAGATTTGTTCGTGAGAACATCCTCATCTTTAGCAGTCATATAATTAATTTCTATCATACCCTCTCCACTTAGAGGGTGGCCATTGGGGTAATTGCCCAAAGAGGGCAGTTCAACTAATTGGGTTGGACGGACAAAGTCCATCGGATTCGAAAGCTTTGGGGTTTCAGCTTGAGTCGGCTTGTGTCCCTTTAGGAGCCTTTCTTCGTTATTTCGTCTCATTATTTCTCCATAATTATAGTTTTAAAATTTTTGGGCCTTGCTCATATTCAGGCCAGTCAAATTTAATTGTCATATCGCACTGAACCAATTCCTCGTCCGAATAAGATAATTCTCCCCAACTTATCTTTTCTATGATTGGATTCTTTAGCGTCCACTTTTCCAAATATTTAACAGTTTGCTTACCGGTTTCGTTCAGCCCCCCGCTGTCTATTTGATAGATTATTATTTCACCAAATGCATTTGACATCAATTGTTTGCTAGGCGATGAAAGGCCATCGGAATTGGCTGCTCTGTTTATTTTGCCACTTGGTGTTGAATATCCGGATGCCAAAAGCATATTCCACAATCTAGATCCTGTATTGTTTGAACTATATCCAAGATCCTTATTTTTGCCGCTGGCACCAAAGTAGTCAAAATCTACCAAGGACAATTCAATAGCATCCCATTGGACCAATCCCGGATAGTTAAAATAATGATTAATCATTCTATATTCTTTATTTTGAAATGTAGCAGTTGGCTTTTGTATTGACTTGGTGGCTAGTAATCTACCAGCAGTTCCAAATTCAACAATGAATTTGTATCTTCTTTTAGGCTCAGTTGTTGTAGACCCGCCAAGATCGGTTCCCCAAAAAGTCATCTACTCTCCAATTATGTGATTGCCTTAAATATTTCATCCCCAGCCGAGTCTTCATATGTAGCCCAGTCGTAAGTTACTTCTAAAGCAATCTCCGACAAACCTTCATCTTCATATGATAGATCTCCAAACCCAACCTTTGAAAAGAAAGGGTTGTGCAAAGTCCACTTTTCGACCATGTTGCCATCTGAATCAATTTGAGTTATGACAACTACTCCAACCGCATCTACAGACTTATTTTTTGAGATTGTCTCAACAACATTCGGATTATCCGGAAATACATAACCAGATTCCCTAAGTTTCTGTAGTAGTTTTCTTGAAGCATTTTCAGTAATAGGATCAACTAAAGCAATATTGATCGCATTCCACGTTGCTACTCCAGGAAACTTGAAAGTGTGACCTAGGTATTTGTGCTCTGTTGAATTAGACACAGTAATCTCTGGCTTATCAACAGTTTTAGCATACCAAAGAGTGCCACCTGCAAGGTCTCCAATTTGAATCTTGAATTTATACTTTCTTTTAGGCTCGCCTGTTGCAGCGCCACCAAGATCAGTTCCCCAAAAAGTCATGTTTTTAAATCTCCTATTTAATTGTAATTAGTTCTTTATACAAAATCCGCACCGGTTCTAGTGATAACAAAGTCAACGACAATGTATTCAATAGCGCGGGCTGGTTTAATATAGATTTTGGCATACATGATATTTCTATCAACCAAATCAGTAGTGGTTGTAGAATCATCCAAAATCAGTTTATAGTCAGATAATCCAAATCTCGATTTTGTGTCAGAGAGGATTGGGTTTACTTGTGCCTTAAATCTATTCCAAGTTGAACTCAAGTTCTGATCGAACAGTAAGTTGCGAGAAACTTCTGAAACTCTAGACTTCAAGAATAGGACGAGGCGACGAACATTGATTCTGTCTAATGCAGAACTATCTGCTTGAAGAGTTTTTTGTCCGAAGATTACAACCCCTTCAGCTGGAAATGTTGCAATTGGGTTAATATTGACTTCATATAGAGAGTCTCTTTCTTTTGAATCAAGTCTTTGTCTCGCTTGGACTACTCTAGGACCTCTAGGGCCTCCAAGAGAGCCTAGTCCACCTCGGTTAAACCCTGCAGGGGCAAACCATAGCTCTGACGTCGCTTGTGACCTTCCAAGGGCACCTAGGGCCGCAATTGAAGGTGGAATCCATACAAGGTTTGATCCGTTCAGGTTATCAGAGATTTGAACCCATGGGTAGAATGCAGCAGCATAAGATGAGTTAAGATTTCTAGACTTCAAGCTAGATACGGCTGAGGAAACAGACCCTAGTGAGTTTGAATCAGTGTCTTGAGTTCTTCTCTCTGCTGATGGTTTGTAATCGTTTTCAAGGTCAACAAGAGCCAATACGTCTTGTCTTGAGTCTGCTACCGAGATAAGTCTGTTAGTGATAACTGGCTTTCTAATACCAGGCATCAACAACAAGTTTGCAGGAACAACCTCAGGATCTCGGATTGAATCGAGCGCCTTGTTCAATGTGTAGTGAATGTAGTCATTCTTATCATCTCTTGTAGTAGAAATTAGATCGTCTCTGAAAGGTTCTTTCTCGGTGATGTTAAGGCCATCAGATCCACCGTGAAGTGGCATCAAGAATTGCCTTACGTTTTTCTCCAAGAGAGCGCCGAATGAACCGGTTCCTCCACCATAAGTGTATGAAGTATTGCTTCCATAAGCACCAGATGTGTAAGTTACAGTGTTGGCTGCCAAGTCGATAATGATATCGTCAAGTGTAAAGATGAAAGAGTGTTCCATGTTTGCATTTGCTGGAGTGAAGTTCGCACCACCACCCGGCAATCTTCTCAAATAATCGCAATAGTCTGGATCATGTTGAGTTGATGTCGAAGAAATCTTTGGACGAATTCCGTAGTATGCTCGATATGGATCAGGTGCTCCACCTTCAGTTCCGTTTCCTCTCATAGCAAGAGATGGGAAGTTGAATGAAGCGGTTAAGAGACTAGGTCCTTTAATAAATAAATCGGCATCACCACCAGCTTTTGGCATTGATGCGTTTCCAAGCACGAATGCAGCAGCAAAATTACTACTATCAACACCGGCGACAGTAGCACTAGTGGTCATGTGTCCCGAGTGTGCAAGACCGCCAACAGTTATGCTGAAGTGTGGACCTGCTGACTTTGCTGCTATAACCATAGTGCTGTTAGCAGTCGCAGGAGCGGAATAGTTAGGGTGAGAGTTGATAAGAGCTAAGACAGCGTCATAAACGTCATTTTGACCAGCAGCACTGCCAATTCCAATTTCACCAGCAAAAGCGGTAAAAGTTGGATCCGAGGCTCCGACAGCTTTAGTTGATTTAAAAGTAATTGTGTGAGTATCGCCATTTAAAACTATTGTTAAAGTATCATCAGCAGTTGGAATAGAGTTTCCTGTTATGCTTATAGAAGCGTTAGTTCCATCGTCTCCTGTGGCACCAAAGGGGTGTGCTCCTTGTGAACCTTGGAGAAGGGTAAATCCTTTTGGACGAACGGGTCCTTTGAAGCCGGCTGGTAAGTAGCCTTGTCCACCACCATCTTTGATGAATTGCTTAAGGTCGATGTATACGATGTTTGATTGGTTCTGGAAGTCTCCATAAGTTCTGTAGCGACGATTTGTTTCGTCCCACTCAAGATATTGGTCTCCGATTCTTTTTGCGATATAGTCTGGAGATGATGGGTTAAAGTTTACATTAACATATCTCTCAACGGTTTGACCAGACAAAGTCTTGATGCAAACTGTGAAAGATCCAAATGGATTAACAACAGGGTTTGCAGGTTCAGCGATTTGCTCGATGGCAACCATGTAATCTTTTTGAATGTCTTCTCCAACATGGAGAGACTTAAGCCTAAAGAGGTCAACTTGACCTTTTGATTTTTGAGAGATTACGAAACCAGTTCCTGCTTCTTGTGCAGATTCTTGATGAGTTCCCCAGTTATCACCAGCAGATCCGGATTGCAAAGGCAAAAGAATTCCTGCAACGCCACCAGCCGCAATAGAAAGAAGACTGAGGTCTTCAATTTCTCTAGCGAATGATTCACCAAGCCAGTAAGTTTCTCTTTGTGCAGTTGCAACTGTCGATTCGTTTACTAGTTGAGGATTTGTATTGAATACACTTCTAAGATAGTTCGCAGAGTTTCTACCGAAGTTAAAGTTAAATGTGTTAACAAGAGTATCACTTTCGTTATATACGTCAAGTTTGAATTCACAGTTGCTTCCAACACTTTTTATAAATGTTCCAGCTTGGCTTCTAGTAGTCGCAGTTCCAAACTCAGTTCCGTTAAGAGCTAGAGCACCTTTATTTGCATAAAATATAGCTGCCAAAGACCCAGTTCCAAGGTTTTGTGATTGACCGTTGTCATCAGCACTAGCAGATGAGATCAAGAACAAACCATATGCTGTTGAGTTTGAAGCAATTGTGCTACTAAGTGATCCACTAAGTTTCCACCCAGCGTATCCAGCGGCATTTGCTTGAGGGTGTTGTTCACCAGCAAGTCTTACAACTGTGACAGGAGATTCTTCGGAGGCTAGCCATGCTTGAGCAGCATAAGAAGCGTATGTTGGACCTGTGGTATTACCATCTCTCCATACATCGCCTTGAGCACCAGCACCGCCGGGAATTGGCAGTCCAAAGATAGAAACATAATCGTCTAGATTTCGAATCTTTACGGGCTTGTTAGCAGGCCCCTTTCTTGTTCTACCGATAATAATTGGTCCCTCAGCATCTCTCTCTGCTGGAATGAAGCTTTGGTCAATCTCGCGGATGTTAATTCCGGGTGAAAGAAAATCAAATTTTTTAGCCATCGATTTATCTCCTTAATAAAATCATTTTCCTAATAAATAGTAGCTCTAGAGTCGAAAGTCATTAAAACTCTCTAAAACTATCATCATCGGACTCCCATGGTTTTCTGTCTCCAACAATTGATCTTTCTCTTATGAGCTTTACTTCTACAATTGTTTCCTTTGTAACGACAGTGGGTGCCTCTTCGTTTTCGCCATCTCCTAAAAGATAGCCCAATACTTTTAATTCAACTTTTGTTTCAAAAGATCTCTCATCCTCTCCGAGGTTGGCTGTATTGTTTGTTGTGTTTAAGTCGCCTTGAACGAAGGTTTCGTATTTGTGACCATTGTTATGTGCAAAAATTGAATTGATTAAGCCGGTTTTTGAAGCAAACGGCGTCATCAGATCGTTCATTTGCTGTTGATATTCTGTTCTCAATGTTATTGAGTAGTTAATTGTGACCCAAATCGGAATTGGTGCATACACATCTTCATATACAATCTTTTTATTTTCTCTCGGAAAGTTGGGGTCCGAATTTCTTCTATTTGTCTCTGCTGCGGCGAATTTTCTTGTTGTTTTTTGTGATATTTTTCTAGAAACAAGTCTCTGATGTTTCTTATAGCCCCTAGGGCCTTTTATCTCGTTGGGGATGTGGGCTTGCCATGCACCTTTGAAGGTCGGGTCTTTGTTAAATCCGGTTCTATCAACGGATATTAATGGAAGCTTTAATTTCCCAACGTCATCTCGGATATCTTTGTCTTTTGAGTTGACTGCTCTCTCCGGAGACATCCACAAAACTGGCACTTTTCTAAATCCAGTATTTGTCATAGTGTGCAAGTTAAATTCATCGTTTATTAAGTTATAGATAGCAGTATCTATGTTTTCAATTGTCGAAGGTTGCAATACTGTTTCTTTAGTTGCCATTAAAAACTCCATCTCTTGCCCTGATACACTCAGCAGATACTTCAAACCTACTATCTATCTGTCCGAACAATTGCTTCGGTTCATTAATCTTTACTATCTCATAATAAATACTTCCATATCTCACGAAGTCGCCTTCTCTCACGAATAAATTCTGATCTTCGGTCAATCTTCTTTTATGAAAGTTTACTTTTAGGCCCGTCGTCTTGTCGATACCAATGCCTTCCAGAAAACTAGTTTCTACACCGTTGTATTCAACTAATGCATAAACTCTAATCGGATGTAAAAAGTTTTTTTCTATAGCTTCTCCATATAATGGATGAAAATTGGTGGTTTCCATATCAATTGGGAAGTATAAAACCTGTTGCCCGACAACTCTTTCGATTATCTCATCGTTGACTTGCTTGACGAGGTTCTTTTCTTTCTCTCCGAGAAACATCGGAGAAGGTGGTTGATTCGGTCTTTCCCATTCTGACATTTAATTACCCCACAAAAATCTTTAATGGAGTCTTTGAGACGATTGCGTCCATATTGTCCACCATTGCCTTATCAGTCTCAGCGAGTTTGGCATAAAGCATTTCGTCCAACTGCTTATTTAGCTCTTCGCGCAATGCTGTCTGCTCTGCCGCTGCTTGCGACAATAATTCAGACGCATTTAGTGTTACATTGTCACCTGGGATTGGCACCTGTCCTCCAAACTTTCCTCGAACTTGTCCGAGGGTCTCTTTCGATAGTGCTAGAGAGAATCTTCGGATCCACTGTTGACCAATTGAGTTGATGCTGGAGAATGGGATATTTTCCATCGGCAGAGTGTTCATGTTGTTAACACCAAGGACTCCATTATCTCCATTTGATTCATCGAACGCAGCGTTCCCTGTTTGAACTGAAAATCTAAACCAGAATTTTTCTGGTGATACCTTTTGTGGTATTGGATAAAGCTTAAGTTTATTATCAATAATCTCATATGAATAATGAGATGTTCTCGTATAGAGATGATCTTCGTATGCAATTGCCTGCGCCTTGTTTTGCCAAGGTGGTATAACATTAAATGTTGAATCATCTGCATATTGACCGTAGTTATGTGCGTCACCTACAACATTTAATCCGCCATAATATCCGTAGAATCTCCACATTTGCCTTGGAGAGATGTAATACACTTGTCTGATCTTAATTCTTTTTGTCCTGTCTATGTCTTCAAATGGAACACCACCAGCCACTGCTGAAGCACTTACGATAGCTTGCAAGTCATATACTTGTCTATCGGGGACAGTGTCGATTGATGCTGAGTAAACAGGTTCGGTTCCTCCGACAAACGCTTCAGTAGAAAACTTGTCGGATGCCCTGAAGGCGTAGTCAAATTGAAACTTGGGATACTTGAGAGATACGCTATCTGCACCTGTGACCGTCCCTTTGTGATCAAATGACCCTGTAGGGCCTCCTAAGGCGCTCCCTAAGGCGTTTCTCGCTTGATGGAGGTTCACGATATAGCTATACTCTAAAACGGCCTCCTCGTAGTGATTATAGATGTTCTTGGATGTAAGTTCAATGTCAAGGATGTCTCCACCCATTCTTTTAAAAGTGTAGGCGACCTGAGCCTTGGCTCCATTAACAAATGCTGTGCTTGTATAAAACCCGACTGCGAGCGAACTAGTGACCACCAAAGCAGCATCAGAAGAGCTAACTGGGAGCGTAATTGCAGACTGGGTTGAAGTTGGGGTTAAATCAGGGAAACTCATATAATATCCTCCGTCCTTTTAATTAGTTTGAAAAACAAGAAACCTCCGATGTCAAACATCGGAGGTTAAAAGGAACACTCAATGAAACAATTCTATTCTTGTTCTTTTTTAGCTTCAGCCTTTTTCTTTGCTGCGGCTGCTTTCTTTTTTGCAGCAGCGGCTTTCTTTTTGGCTTCCGCTTCTTTTTTTGCTTTTGCTTCGGCTTTTGCTTTTTCTTCGGCAAGAAGTTTTGCTTCGGCTTCGGCTTTAATTCTATTTTCTTCGTCGATTATTGCTTGGCGACGATCCAAGTCTGCTTGCACCTTTTTCTCAATACCATAACGACGAGCGGTCTCGGGAGAAATCTCTTCCCCCAAGATGCTCAATTTCTTTAATAGTATTCGGGCGCGTTTATTGCGTTTTCCCATTAGTCACCTCTATTATGCAAGTGTAATACCTTTGTCATCATCGGCACTAAACGATTGAACCAACATTTTTGAACCAGTGCAAATAATTTCGATAGTATCTCCAGCAAGTGCCTTGCTAGCAACATAAGCAACTGAGTCAGCAGCGGCATTGCTCTCTACATTGGCAGCATTAGTTGAATCACCCAATCCACCATAATTAGAACCAATCATTGTTCCAGTTGTAGCAGCAGAGATAGTAATAGCTCCTGTGCCATTGTTTGCTAGTAAAACAAATTTGCACCACCAGCCTTCACCAGCGGCATCAACACTGGGCAAAGTGATCGCTGAAACACCATTTCCACCAGCACAGGTAAAAATAGTTCCACAATCGTGAACCTCAACAGTCAATGCTTCGGCGGCTCCGACAGCTTGAATTTTCTTTCTATCAGCAGAATATCTTCCAGATTTAGCCATAATTTATTTCTCCTTAAATTAAATAATGATCATGGGCAATCCTGCCCTTGTTTCCTATTAAATAGTCCTCAAAAATAGAAAACCCCCGAACCGAAATTCGAGGGTCTCATTTTTGTTAGAACGATTGTTCTAATGCTTAGGAAGCACCAGACTCACCCAACAATCCACGGCAGATAACCAAACCATACATATCAGGGCGAACCATTTTCTTCGCATAGCGGGTCATCACACCCTTTCTAGGAACGAAGTCTTCTGGTCCGAAGATCGTTGGTGTAGTTTGCAGCGGCACGTATGGTGCGTATACATATCCACTTTCAAGGAAAGAAGATCCGATACGAGCAACCAATACAACGTTACGTGGGAAGTAAGGATCAACGATAACGTCGAACTTACGGTTCAAAGAACCAGCTTTAACAGCACCGATATCTCCACGGTCAGCATCAGCAGTAACGTTTGCACGGAAACCAGAAGTGAACTCAAGAATGTTTGCAACTTCAGGAGAAGTAACGATGTGAGTAGCACCACCACGTAAGGTCTTTCTGTGAATCTGAGCAGATACGTCGTTGATTGTTTCAATCAAAGTCTCATACCATTCAGAAACAGTTCCAGTAAAGTCAGGAGCAGCAGCAGTTGCACCAAGCTCAGCACCAGTTTCTTTGTTTACAAACAAACCAGGTGAACGAGACCAGTAGTAAGTAGCAGCAGTTGCGCCGTTTACAAGGTCAGCCAAGATCTCACGATCAATTTCCAAAGCAATTTGCTCTGAAAGGATAGAAGTCAATTCTACCTCAGCATCAATGTTGTGGTAAGCATTCAAGTCTTGACCCAATTCTGGAGTCCACTTTGCTTTCAACTTTTTGGTTTGAGCTGTGATAGCGATACTATCTACCTTGATGTCGATCTCTGGGATCTGCTCAGCACCTTCAAGCGCGAAGTTATATCCATCGATAGCACCAAGCTTGTTAGCAGTTGAGGTAAGATTGTCTGCCAGAGGACCAATAATGTGTGTCGTTCCAATAGCAGCACCTGTAGTTCCAGTAGCACCTTCAACGTATGTTCCACCAGTATCAATGATGAAGAATCTAATAGCTGCGGCTTGAGAAGTCAAACCAGAGTAAAAACCAGAGCCACCAGCGGTTCCTGCAGGAATGTTTTGAGTCAAACGTCTTACTTGTGAACAAGAAGCCAGTGCCATAGTTACACCAACAACGTTGTCCAAAGCAGTGTCAAGTGGACTATCAGCATCAGTAAAATCCAAGACAAAAGCAGATAAGTTTTCAAAATCTGCTCGTCCAAGGAATTCATCTCTAGCGATATCAACAACGATTACGTGATCATCTGTTTGTTTTGTGATAAGATCAGGATCAAATCTCAAAAGTTTCTTTTGAGTTTCAGTTAAATTACCATCAAGTTTAATGACGTTTTTAACAACACAGGCAGCAGCACCAGCAGCGATAGTTCCATCAAGAACCGATCCGGTTGGTGAAGCGTATGCATAACCAACTTGACCTCTAAGTCCACCAATATCTTCACCATTGGTAACTTCTACCAAGTTAACACCACCTGTTACTTGAGAACCAACTTGGTTTGTTCCATAAATTGATTTCTCAGCAGTATTGCCCAAACGAGATGTCACATCGGCTTGACCTGCAATGTTTGGTGAGTAGACGAAGTCAAGGAAGAAGATCAGACCAGATGGCAAAGACATCTGCTGAACGCTTACAAGGTCGTTAGCAATCAATCCGGCGAATACACGACGAACGATTGGGAAAGCAACAGCTGCAAAACCTTCAACGTCACCAGCACTCATAGAAGAAGATTCCTTCAACAATGATTTTGCTTGGTTCTCGAGAAGAACAGCCATGTTTGATTTGTGAGAACCACTAAGGCCCTCAAGAAGACCAGTTGCGGTCCACTTTTCTAGGAGGGCAGAACCTTCACGACTTAAGTCGCGATTTACGATGCCCTCGGTTAGAGTTTCGATAATTGACATTTTAAAATCTCCTTAAATTATTTTTTTATGCCAGCAAGTTTCTGCATCTTCTTCATGAAAGGGTCTGCAGTCTCCTTGCTTTCGTTAATGTTTTGTCTAGAATTCAGCATTGAACTTAAGTTCGATCTTCTGTTGACGGACTCGCTCAGTGATTGTGGGTCTCTTTTGCTATTAGGCGTCGACCCCACTGTGGCTTTGAGTGTCTCATGAAGATTTTTAGCTTCTTTCGGAGACTCCGCATTTGCGATGGCTTCGACAATTTTTGACTTTTGTCGCTCATTCAGGGAGGCATCAGCTAGTGTGCGGTTTTGATATAAAAACTTTGCGTTAGACAATAAGGATTCCTCAAGATAGGTTTCTAACTTGGTAAGGACGCTTTCCATTTGGGTGTTTTGCTGCGTCAGATTCTTTACGGTCTCGTGTAATTCGTTAACTTTGCCCATGAGTTCTTCTTTTTCCTCATCGACTTCCTCTTCTTCAGAAGATTCTTCATCTCCATACTGCATCTCAGCAGCTTCTTTGTTATAGTTTTTTCTTAGGCGGTTGTTTTGAAACTTTCCAAGTTCATCATTGATAGGATCATAATCAAATTTCATGTCTTCTTCGAGCATATTAAGAACTTCTTGAAGTTGAAGATCAATATCTTCTTCTTCAGAAGATTCACCACCTTCCATATTGCCAAGAAGGTCTCCTAAATCACTTTCAGCACCTTCATCGGGTGTTTCCCCTCCTAAGTCCCCAAGATCGCTCTCAGGCTCTTCTAGGGTCCCTTCTGAGGCTTCTACTTCATCTTGTGGGATTGAGAAGTCGCCGAGATCCAAATCGATCATTCCGTTTTCATCTTCTGGTAGGTTATCGACCATCGCCGTCAATTTCATTGAGATGTCGTCAAAGCGCGAGTCGTATGCTGGGGGAGCCTCAATACCAGCTGACGCTGGTGCTTCACCCATCGCGGGTGCTTCCTCTTCTTGCATGAGTTCTTCTTCAACTTCACTTATAATATCATTAGCTTTGCTTGGTGCATCATCAACCTCAAGCATCTGATCGACAGCTTCTTTTATTTGTTGTGAGTATTTGTCTAAGACAGATTGCTCAGCGTTCTTAATAGCTTGTTCTCTAAGGGTAGCAGCATCAGCAATTGCTTGTTCTAACAAATTAGACATTAAATGATCTCCTAAAAATATAATTTCTTCAATAAATAGTGTTTAGATTAATA